ACTGATGTCCTTACACCTAGGTAAGCCAGTACATCTTGAAGAAGTCCCGACAGAAGAGCTTAGAGAAGCCTTTGATGCGACTCTTGGTACAGGGCGTGTGTTTATGTATGACCATTGGGGATCGACAGAGAGTGATAACCTACTCGCTAAGATCAGATACCTAGCAAGAGGGTGTGGTTGCCAGTACATTATATTGGATCACATTAGTATTGTTGTGTCAGGTATCGAAGGCGGTGATGAGAGACGAATCATTGATAACATGATGACCAACTTGCGGTCACTAACCGAAGAATTAAATATCGGATTGATTGTTGTATCTCATTTACGTAGACCAAGTGGTGACAAAGGACACGAAGAAGGGCAAGTAACATCGCTCTCACAGCTTCGAGGTTCAGCAGCTATCGCTCAACTAAGTGACATAGTAATAGGCTTAGAACGTAACCAGCAGGACGCTGAGTCTTCTAATGTAACAACCGTCCGTATCTTAAAGAACAGATGGTCAGGTGATACAGGTGTAGCAGGACAGCTTCACTATTCCACCACAACAGGTCGTATGTCAGAGGAATCTGATGTACCTTTTTAATCACTCCAGCGAGAGGATCGTATGATAATTTTTGATATAGAAACAGATGGGCTACTACAGGACGTAACAAAAGTACACTGTCTAGTTATGCAGGATACAAAATCAGGTAAGGTGTTTAGTTACCACGGTGAGTCTTTGCAAGAAGGCTTAACCATACTATCACAAACACCTGAGATTGGTGGACACAACATTATAGGTTTTGATTTACCAGTCTTAAAGAAACTGTTTGGCTTTGAATATAAAGGTGAAGTGTTTGATACATTAGTGGCTTCACGCTTAATCTGGGCGAACATGAAAGAACGAGATATACTAACACGTAAGGTAGACAACAGGCTCATAGGCTCTCACTCTTTGAAGGCATGGGGACAACGCCTCAAGTACCACAAAGGTGCTTACGGTGAGCAAGAAGATGCTTGGGATGTATTCACCCCTGAGATGTTAGAGTATTGTAAACAAGATGTAGGTCTTAATGTGAAACTGTATGAAGTAATACAGCGTAAGCGTTACCCACATGAACCAATGCAACTTGAACATGAGATGGCTACCCTATTGTTACAACAAGAACAAATAGGTTTTCCCTTTGATGTAGAAGCGGCACAAAAACTATATACAAAACTCTCTGCTAGAAAGCAGGAGATTGAAACAGAATTAGTTAACACTTTAGAGCCAACTATAATTGAGCTTAAGACTAAAACAAAGACCATCCCTTTTAATCCTGCATCACGACAGCAGATTGCCGATAGGCTTATGAAAAAGGGTTGGATACCAACAGAACATACGCCATCAGGAGAGCCGAAAGTTGACGAAAAAATCTTAGCAGGAATTGAGATGCCCGAAGCTAAGTTGTTAACGGAGTTCTTAATGCTAAACAAACGACTAGGACAATTAGGTAATGGTAAACAAGCATGGCTCAAGCTTGAGAAGAAAGGACGAATACACGGCAGAGTTAATCATATGGGTGCTGTTACTTCTAGGTGTACACATAGTGATCCTAATGTCGCTCAAGTACCATCTGGAACAGCCGCCTTTGGGGAGGAATGTCGCAAACTATTTCATGCCCCGAAGGGTTACACCTTGTTGGGGGCAGACGCTAGTGGTTTAGAGCTACGCTGTCTAGCACACTACATGAACCGTTATGATGGCGGTAAGTATGGTAAAGAAATTTTAGAAGGTGACATACACACAGCAAACCAACTTGCAGCAGGGTTAGCAACACGCCCACAAGCTAAGACGTTTATCTATGGTTTCTTGTATGGTGCGGGTAACGAAAAGATTGGTGAGATTATTGGCAAGGGCGCGAGAGAAGGTGGGCAGATTAAGAAAAGATTCTTAGCTAAGACTCCCGCCCTTAAAAAACTAACAGAGGCTATTAAGCTACGGTTAGAAACACAGCATGGTGAGAAGTTTATCAAAGGCTTAGATGGTAGGCACATACCTATACGTCACCCCCACGCTGCTTTAAATACATTGCTTCAATCAGCAGGAGCTATCGTGTGTAAGTATTGGTACGCAACCATCGAGAAGATGATACGTGCTAAAGGCTACACTACAGAAGAAGTTGCGATAGTGGCGTTTGTCCATGATGAAGTGCAAATTATAGTTAAGGAAGGCTTGGAGGATGACATAGGTGCAATCACTAAAGAAGCAATTAAAAAGACAGAACAACAATACAACTTCAAATGTCCTCTCGACTCAGAGTTCGATGTCGGCAGAAGTTGGGCAGAGACTCACTAGTCCTAGTAGGCTTGGCGATGTTGCAGAGTTCTACGCAATTACATGGTTGTGGGATGAGGGGTTTGAGGTGTTCTATAATGCTGGCTCAACAGGAGCTGTAGATATTATAGGTATAAAGAATGGAGAGGTTTACTTGTTTGATGTGAAGATGAATAAAGAAACTAAACGTGGAAGTTACGCTAGTTCACGGACACCTTTGCAAAAAGAGCTAGGAGTACAGTTTCTTCTGTTTGATCCCATTACTCGCAAACTGAGACTACAAAAACACAGGGTATAAATATGGACGGTACAACACTTAATATGATCCTTGTGTTTAGTTTTCTATTCGTAAGCGTGGCTCTTGGAGTCAAGTGGATTGGAGAGATAATCATACAGGTCATAGTAACAAGGCACAACTTTCAACTGCAAGAAGAATTGTTTGAAGCACTAGAAGAGGAGAATGAAGATGAAAGATAGAACACTATTAGTAGACGGTGACATCGTAGCTTACAAAGCTGCGGTAATAGCGGAGACTCCAATTGATTGGGGTGAAGGTTGCTGGACTCTTCATGCTTTTGAGCAAGATGTAATACAGAACATGACTACGTTTATGAATGAGATTATTGAACAGTCAGGATGTAACAAAGTCATTACGTGTTTGTCGGGAGATAAACTCTACCGCAAAGAGGTAGCCCCTTACTACAAGGCTAACCGTAAAGGAACACGTAAACCTATGCTTCTAAATTTTGCTAAAAAATATCTAGGCGAAAAATTCAATGGCAAAGTTGAGGAGAGGTTAGAGGCTGATGACCTTTTAGGAATACTAGGCAGTGCGGATAAGAACACAGTCATCTGGTCTATAGACAAAGACCTGTTAACTATCCCCGCCTACCACTTACTTGATGGTAAAGTTACAGAAGTAGATCAGGAGGAAGCTGACTACTGGTTCTTATATCAAACATTAGTAGGTGACTCGACAGATAACTACAAGGGTTGTCCTACTGTTGGAGCGAAGACAGCAGACAAGCTACTCCAAGAGAACGGAGCAACGTGGCAAACAGTGGTAGATGCCTTTGCCGATAAAGGTTTAAGCGAAGAGATAGCAATAGAGAACGCAAGGCTGGCACGTATACTACGTGACGGTGAATATGATTTCAAAACAAAGAAGGTAAAGTTATGGAAAAGATAGACCCAATTAATAATCCACCCCACTACAATGCGGGTGAGATTGAAACGATAGATTACATTGTAGATGTGTTAGGCAAGTTTGATGCTATCTCGTACTGCCAAGGTAACGTAATAAAATATACTGGTGCTAGACTGTGGAACAAGGGCAAACCGATACAGGATGCTAAGAAAGCTGTTTGGTACTTAAATAAAATGATTCAATTAATGGAAGAAACTGAAGGGGAGAACTGGGGATGAGTAAAGAATTAGGAGGAGCTACATATGAACAGCTTACAGGAATGTTTGAAGGATTTGATTGGTATCAGAGCAAGTGTGCAGCTACAGCTGTCTTCCCAAAAGACTCAGCGTTAGTCTATCTAACAATGGGACTAGCGAGTGAGGCTGGTGAGGTAGCGGGCAAGGTTAAGAAAAAGATTAGAGACGGAGAGCCAGCAGATTTTAAAGATCAACTAGCATCAGAACTAGGAGATGTGTTCTGGTATCTAGCTATGCTGACAGATGAAGCAGGGCTGAACCTTAGTGACATAGCATTTAATAACTTAAACAAATTATACAAGCGTAAGATTAGTGACACGCTTAAAGGTTCAGGAGATAACCGATGAAAGAATACTGCGACTGCTGTGATAAAGAATTTGAAATAGAAAATTTAACAGATCAACCAGAGTCAGGCGAAGAAGGTTTAGTCTGTCTTAACTGTTACGACTCAATCTCTGAAATTATGAGCGAGGGTTAGTAATGGATTCATATCAACAGTACATACACAAGTCCCGTTACGCTAGATGGCGAGAAGAAGATAATAGAAGAGAGACATGGAAAGAAACTGTACAGCGGTACATTAACTTCTGGGTAGAGCGTGGGCAGATAGACGATAAACTTGCTAAAGAATTATTTAATGCAATACACAGGCAAGAGATCATGCCATCCATGCGCTGCTTAATGACAGCGGGTGAAGCACTTGATCGAGA